AATAAAGGAAAACAAATCTCGTACGAAGGCTGGTAAGGCTGCTTGGTGTGTCGATACACGCTCGCTAGTTGACTGCGGCAACCGCCGCTTCTTTGCAACAAAGCAACAGGCAAAGGCTTACGTTGACCACCTCTCATCAGAGCTCACAAATTCTAGTGAATCTTGGGACTGGAACTTTCAAGAACTAAAAGACAAATTTGTACAGCATTTAGAAAAGGCTTATGAAGATGGCGAGATTAGCCGGTCTAGCCTCAAAGAAAAACAGCGACACAGTAAAGCCTTTATCTCGTTGCAGCTAGACAACAAGCCGCTCGCTAAGGTCAAGGTGCGGGACCTGACAACTGGGGATATACGCCTTCAGCTTGTAGACCAGATTAAGGTTGGGCGCACAGTTAAGACTGTCAAAAACATTCTAGGTAACGTGCGTGTGATGTTCGACTACTCGCTTGATTGCGGGTGCAGGAACTCCAACCCGGCGCTGGGCGTAAAGGCCAAGGGCAGTAAGAGCAAATTTAAAGGTCTGGATAAACGCATACAGCCCGAGATTATCGAAACAATCATCGCTCATATGCCTGAGCCGTGGGCCTCTCGCGCGCGATTTGCTGCAACAACCGGGCTTAGACAAGGCGAGCAACGCGCACTCCTTTGGTCACAAATAGACCTTGAGGCAGGGTATATTCACGTTGATAAAGCTATCAAGCACAGAGCAAAAGCAGGCGACCCTAAAACAATAAATGGTTTTAGAAAAGTGCCAATGACCCCAGACGTAAAACTCTCGCTGCAAGAATTATATCTTGCCAAGGGGCGCCCGGCGCCTGACAAGGAGGTCTTCCCGAGCACAAAGGGTAATGTGCTTTCGGATAGCCGGTTCCTTGCAGCCATCCATGCGGGGTGTGATGCGGCAGGTGTTGAGCGCATCCGGTGGCATGACCTGCGGCATTATTATGCCAGCCGTATTTTGCAGGCGTTTGATAATGACTGGTGGACTGTCACAAATCTCATGGGCCATAAGGACATTAAGACAACCGCAAACACTTACGGCCATTGGCTTGAGACACCAGAGCAAGATGCTAAGATGTCTGCGGGTATTGCTGCGGCGTTCTAATAAAGCAAAGGGGCGCATCAGCGCCCCTTCTTCTTGTCTTTTTTTACATGATAAGGGTCTATCTTATCGCTGTGCTCATAGCCCTCGTATGAGCTAAAGACATGCGTTTCAGCGCGGCTCAAACGAGCATGTTTATTTGGCTCATTCTCAGCAGCCGGGTCATCAACAAACCCCTCTTCTGCAATCGGCACATAAACTAAAGGCTTGTCTTTAGCGTTCGGTGGCTTGTTCATCTTTCTCAATCCCTAGAAATTTATCGAGAACATCCCTAGCCACATAAATTTTTTTGCCGCTGCGTACAGTTTGCAAATCGTTGTTCTTTACAATCCTCAATGTGCGTTTGTATTCAGAATCATTTGCCTCACCAAAAAGATACAGCGCTGCATCCTTCACACTTAAAAGCTTACCATCCATTTGAATCTCCACTAGGCTGAGGCGCTGCCGGCGCAGGGGCGCTAGGAGCAGGAGCAGGGGCAACGCTCATAGAGCCGTCAGGCTTATTGACGAAAAGTTGAAACGACAGAACCTTTTTAAACTCTCGAACATCTTGTCCGGGCGCTCGCTCTGTCACTGTAACCCCGAGCTCAACCCCTGCATCAGCTAGCTGGCGATATAGATCCTCACAGATTTGTTTTTGCTCAGCCGTCATGGGCGTGAAGCTGCGCGTTGTCTCGTTCCACTCTGTGCGGAACTGCAAGAAGGCTATGCCCCGATATTCAACCGGCTCGCCATCCATATCAGCAGCAATTACGTTATTTCTGAATTTTATTTTAGCTCGCGAAAAGTGAGGCATTATCTTACTCCTGAGTTTAGTGATTCAAAATGATTGTTGTACTGGTCAAACAGCTCAGCATAGAGCTCGCGGTCAGCCTCTTGCAGGTCTTCGCGCTGTTTCTTAGAGTTGCGGCCCCAGGCTTGCAATGCGCCAAGGTTCACCATTTCTTTTATCTTGTTTTTTTCTTGGTCAACCCAGTCACGCCACGGGTTATCGTGGAACGGCACTTCTTGGAGTGCCGGCGGTGGCGGGGGTACAGCTGGCTGAGGATCTGGCTGTTGTGGTTGCGGCGCTGCTGGCATGTTAGCTGGCCGGCTATTCTTAAAATCATCTGCCTCATCTTCAGAATAAACAAACCCGGCAACACCAATGAGCTTGAGGATCACACGGTCTTTCGCGCGCTTCTCTGCCATAGCGTAGGGGTAGCTGTTCTTATTATTGTAGGGCGTCGCCTCACCGACAGACCATTCGACCTGGTCACCCAGCCGGCCACTGACTAGCATCACAACCTTTTTGGATTCGGCGTCTGCCTCAATCATGGTGGGCGCATCAAAGCTGATGCGTTTATGCGCCGCCACTTGTTCGAGCGCTTTATGCAAGGCAACCGGGGTGCCGTGACAATCCCAAGTGGCTTGCTCTCGGGTCAGACCAATCTCTTTAAATATATTTATAAGTGCTTCTGGTAGGTTAGCCATTCATATTCTCCAAAAATTCAGTGCCAGCTGGCGTTATTTCCCAGACAACTTCTTGCCTGCCCCGGGCGTTCTTTGCGCGCGCTCCGCTATCTTGCGCGAGCCCCATATTTTGTAGCTCTGTGAGGCGAGGCTTGACGCTGTAGAGCCAGGCATCCATCTTGTCAGCAACCTGACTACCAGTTAGGCCGGGCTGGGCTGAGGCGAGGCTTTGCAGGGCTTTGAGCCTCAGTCCAGTGACTTTAGGTGCGATGAACTCAGCGGCCAGCCGCTCAGTGTCCTTGGCGTTTTTATGAACATTCGGGCCTGGGTTCCCCGGCCAATCTAATAAATCCTGCTGCATCATGAAGCGCTCCATAGTAGGGGGTCAGGGAAACTGACGACCAGAAGCACATATGTGAAGGCCATCAGTCCGAAAAAAGCGATTGTTGTGAGGATCTCTGCGACCCATTCCTTGAAGTTCATGACACACTCCATATTTTTTTTGCTTCGGTGAGGTATGCCTCGGGCTCATTCCAGCAGAATTTACTGAAATCAGGAGACACTAGGCTGAACAGCTCTTCTTTATTGCTTGCTGCTCTCAGAATGTTTTCTGTTGTTTTGTGAAAAAGCGTGATGTCATTCACAACATCTTGCAGATAATCATCGCGTAGCTCTGGCGTGTTATCGGGCGTGAAAACGCGGTAGTCACTCGCATTTGCATAGACCAAGAAGGGCGGCTGGTGTCCGTTCAGAGCCCAGAAACCGGCGACCTGATAGACATTATTCATATCAAACATGCCGGTAAGCGAGCTCGGTAGATTGCCGGCTTGCCACCCTGACTTCGAGCGAGTGCTTGGGCGTGACCATTTCGTTTTAAGGTCGCCCCGGTTGGCATAATCAGGCAGCGTCATATGCGGCACTGCTGTGCCCGGCAGAGCGCCGAGCAGCTGCTTCTCACCCAAGATAAGGTTTTCGCGCGCCATAGCCTCGAGCAAGCCCTTGATGGCGTGCTCTATGACAACGGGCAGCTCTTCTAGGTATTTATCTTTTTTGGTTTGGTCTAGGTCATTCGCCGGGCGGTAGGACTGCATCTGCTCAACGCCGGCTAGCGTGGCTGTTGCGAGGTCTAGCGTGTCTGAGGCGCCGTCTTTGACCAAGTAAAGGTCACAAGCTGTCTGTGTCGCATTACCGCCTTCCATGTTTGCTGAGCGGTTAGTGGACAGGCGAAACAGCACATCCTTAGCCAGGAGCCTTTCGGCGTCTGTTGATGCGGGGTTCTTGAGGGTTTCAAAAGCTGCGTTTACCTGTGGGCGAACATGAGCTTTATCATAAAGAGTTTTTGCTCTGTCTTTCGAGCGCGGATTAGAGTGATGCCAGTAATGGTGCCTGCTGGCCCAGTCAGGTGCGTCATGTAGCATTGTGATATCTCCCAAGTCATTATGGGAAATAACGTATCACTACATGACGAAATACGTCAAGCCTACTTATCGTAAATTATTTTGATGTCGCGTAGGTCGGGCCGGAACGATGCGGCGAGCGAGGGCGTTGCCCAGAGCAATTTTACGTTTTCTATTAAACGGTCTATGTATGGATTATAGACAGAATAAAGGCCGCGCGGCTGTGGGTACACAAAGCCATTGAACAGCCTATCGTTTGATTCTATGTCAGAAATGCCTTCCTGCGGGCCATCGAAGCAGACATAGGAATCATTCTGAAAGCAGTCTTTGCTCACTACGTTATTTTTAACAGGCGAGTATTGTACGAACTCCACAGCATTTCTAAACATATTGTGCTTACCGTCATAGTCATCATCAGCAGACCAAATGATTGCAGCCGTATCTTGCTGTTGATAATTATGCATATACACCTTGCCCAGGCGTTTTTTAACGGCAATCTCTCTTGAGATAGTCTGGTCTGCGTTTAGATGACAGTGCCCAATAATCGGGATTGGACGAGCGGCGAACAAAATATCGTAGGGCACACAATCCAAGACTTTTGAATATAGCTCTGCCATTTCCATAGTAAGCTTTATCTTACCATGAATGTGCCGGCTGAGCGTCTCTGGCGTCACGTCTGCCATCCGGGCAACGTCTCTCTTCGATATACCAGCCCGTTTGATTGATTCGTCTAAATTATTTGGCATATTCATAGCGTACCACCTTGCCGTAAACAGTTAAACCCATTTTTATTAGTTAAGCCACTAGACGCATGGCGTCAAGGCATGTTATCAAAATAAGCATGATACTTGATACTTTTAGAAAAAATCGAGGCTGGTCTTACAGCGAATTAGCGCGTCAGGTTGGTGCTAGCCATGCAACTGTCGCCCGGCGTTGGTGCTTGCCGCACGACCATAATGACCGCCTCATTCCGAACGAATTTTATATGGACCGCATTGTTTTGCTGAGTGCCGGGGAAGTCATGCCGAATGATTTTTACATCCGACATGACTGAAGATGAACTCCAAAAACAGGTTGTGCAGTTCTTAAAAGTGGCTTTGCCGACCGGCTGCGTGTTTCATCACTCCCCGAATGAGGGGCGCCGGCACGTTAGCTTTAAAGTAAAGCTCGTCAAGATGGGCACGAAGTATGGTTGGCCCGACCTAGAAATATTCGTACCAAGCGACCAAGCAGTGCATGGAATGACCACAGCTATATTCATAGAGCTGAAAAGGCCGGGTGGTGGGCGCCTCAATGCAAATCAGGAAGAGATGCGCCAGCGCCTTGTCTTGGCAGGCTGTCACTGGGGGTTAGCGCGCTCGGTAGAGCAGGTCCATGAGATCCTCGAGCAGTTTATCAAGAATCTAAAGGCCAAGCCATGATTCATGAGGGCGATGGCACATGGCATACCCGGCTGAGTTTCGGCAGATGCCCGAAGTGCGACACGATGCTGCGTGACCGTAAGGGCGGTATTGTTGTTTGCGGAACTTGCAGTCTCTGCATTGCTGTTAAGGAGTGCAACTACAAGCACAGCCTGGGCGAGTGCCGCGAAGGCATGGTGCGAGAGCCTGACGGTGAGGGCTGTGTCCAATGGACAAGCTGCCATGTTTGCGCCGGCAAAGGGTGGACAGCATGAGCACCCGGCAGAAAGATGACTGGTATCCAACGCCGCCAGCTGCAACAGAAGCGCTTTTATTTGTAGAGCAGTTTGATAGCACTGTTTGGGAGCCTGCCTGCGGTGACGGGGCTATTACAACTGTTTTACAGCAACTTGGATATGCTGTGCATAGCTCTGACCTAAATGATTATGGCTTTGGTCATACAGGTGTTGATTTCTTGATGGAGCAGAAGGCTAGCGCTGCAACCATCATAACCAACCCGCCTTATAAATTAGCAAATGAATTTGTGCTAAAGGCTGTTGAGCTTGGCATTGAGAAACATGCTTGGTTGCTACGGTTGCCCTTTTTAGAAGGGCAGGCACGGTATGAAAAGATTTTTAGCAAATACCCGCCATCCAGAGTGCATGTGTTTAGCAAGCGCCTGACTATCTGGCGAGGTGATGAGGACAAGGCTTGGTACGGCACATCAGGCAAAACAGCCTATGCTTGGTTTGTTTGGGACAGAGACTACACCGGGCCGACAACGGTGGGCTGGCTATGATGCATCATATTGATCTCTGCTCTGGCATAGGCGGCTTCAGCCTTGGCTTTCAATGGGCTGGCTTATCCAAGCCTGTGCTGTTCTGCGATACAGATGCGTGGTGTCGCAAGGTTTTAGCAAAACACTGGCCTGATGTGCCGATAGCAGAAGATGTAAAGGAGCTTGCAAATGACCCAGATAGATTTATTCCCAGAACAGACCCCAGAAACACCATCCTCACAGCCGGATATCCCTGCCAGCCCTTTTCACAAGCCGGGGCAAGGAGAGGAACGAGCGATTCACGCCACATCTATCCGTACATCTCTGAAATCATTGCACACAAAAGACCCGCTTGGGTCGTTCTCGAAAATGTTTATGGGCATCTTTCCCTTGGCCTCGATGAAGTACTCAATGATTTGGCAAATCAAGACTACGCCGCAAGGCCGTTCATATTTCCAAGCGGCGCGAT